GTCTGGGACCAGGACGTCCTCGACCGCACGAAGGTGCTTCAGCGCAACGACGAGGCGTTCTACAGCAACGCCAAGCCTGCCGCTGCGGCAGGTGGCTTGCTCAACGCAGCCGCGCAGCGCCAGGCCGACATGCCTGGAGGCTCGCCTGCGTCTTCGAGCGGCCTCATGGACGTACTGAACGCCCGCGCCGCAGAGATGGACCTACCGGCTAAGGAGCGCGTACAGCCGCGCGCTGACCAGCCAGGCGTTATTGAGACAACGCCCGAGGCGTATGAGCGTCAGCCAATCAAGTTCGATGAAGACTTGGCGTCTCTTGCGCCTCGCAGGCCCGACGACAAGCCGTACCCGAAAGGCGATCGCGTCCGACCGTTAATCGATCGTCGAGATGAGATAGCAGCGAAACTGGCCGAGCGCGCCCAGGGCCAGCTTGGAACAAATACCCAGTTTTTTTATCACACAGGGCCGATTTACGAGGCAGCGATCAAAGCGGGCCTGTCTCCCGATGAGGCCCGCGCGTGGCTCCGCGACTTCTCGCAAGCGTATGCGGCGACCAGCCCGCGCACCGAGACAGCGCAGAACTTGCGCAATGCAACGCTCGCAATGGCAAAGCGCGAAGCGGATATCCCGTTCCGCGATGTTATCGGCTCCGGCACCGGCGGCATCTCGGAAAAAGGCTATCCGATGATGACGGGAGAGGGCGGCATCCACGGCTTGCTGTTGGACGCAGTCGAGGGGCCAGGGATTAACCGAGCGACCAACCCGAAGCCCGCTACGTTTGCCGGGAACGTCGAAGGCAATCTAAGTGGCGTCACTGCGGATACGCATGCAATTCGTGGCGCGTTAGATGCGCTAAACGAAATTGAGCCAGGCAGCATCCCCGAGCAGTGGATCAAGCCGAAGTTCCGAGAGCAGTACAAAAAAGACCCGGCCAGTCTCGACCCGGCCACAATGATCGACGACACGCTGGCAAGCGCGAAGATCGACGGCAAGGACATGCAGGTCGAGTACGGACCTGTCGCCGACGTTTACGTTCGCATGGCCGAAATGATGGGTGTGTCCCCGGCAGAGGCGCAGTCGATGGGCTGGTTCGGCAGCGGGGCGCGCACAGGCTTGGCGAGCGAAAGCAAGACGATTGCCGAGCTGGTTAACGATCGCATCGATGTCACAGCGCAGTTGCTGGACATCACCCCCGAAGAGGCGGCTCGCAAATTGTTCCGCCGCGAAATTCCGCTGGCAATGAACCCCGCCTCCGCAGCCATCCCCGGCCTGCTCATGGGCAACCCGGCGATCACGCAACAGCAAATGCAGAGCCTGCTCGCCGACCCCGCGCCCGCACTCGCCCCCGGCTTCCTGCTAACCCCCGACAAGCGCCGGGACATGCGCGGCCGCCCCGCAGCATAAATGCCCGGCCAGCCCAAGACCCGCGCCAAGAAAGCCGAAGCCCGCCGCAAGGAAGCTGAGGCGCAGCAGGCGCAGCAAGCTGCCGCCAGCGCCAACCCCTTCGTCGACTTCCTCGCCGGCTACTACGACGACCCTGTCGCATTCTGCGTCGAGATCCTCGACTTCAAGCCGCTGCCCTGGCAGCAGCAGGTCATGCGCCACGTCGCCGCCGGCGAGCGCCGCATCAGCGTCAGGTCAGGCCACGGCGTCGGCAAATCGACTGCCGCCGCTGCGCTCATGCTCTGGTTTCTGCTCACGAGATACCCGTGCAAGATCGTCGTCACCGCGCCCACCAGCGCGCAGCTGTTCGACGCGCTGTTCGCCGAGATCAAGCGGCGCATGAAGGACATGCCCGAGCCGCTGCGCGAGCTGATCGACGCGACCAGCGACCGCGTCGTGCTCAAGTCCAGCCCGACCGAGGCATTCATCTCGGCGCGCACCTCGAGCAAGGAGCGGCCTGAGAGCTTGGCCGGCGTCCACAGCGAGCATGTGCTGCTTGTCGCTGACGAGGCCAGCGGCATACCCGAGGAGGTCTTCGAGTCCGCCGCCGGCAGCATGTCGACGAGCAACGCCTGCACGCTGCTGCTTGGCAACCCGGTCAGGACCAGCGGGTTCTTCTACAAAACGCACACCGCGCTCGCCGACAGCTGGAAGACGATGCGCGTCAGCTGCGTAGACAGCCCGCTCGTCAGCGAGGACTTCCTGCGCGACATGGCGCAGCGCTACGGAGACCAGTCAAATGCGTATCGTGTCCGCGTGCTCGGCGAGTTTCCGACAGTTGACGACGAAAGCTACATCGGCATGGGCCTCGTTGAGGATGCGATGCGCCGAGACATCGACCCGTATTCTGGCGCGCTGTCGATCTGGGGTCTCGACGTTGCGCGCTTCGGTACAGACGCTTCTGCGCTGGTAAAGCGCAAGGGTAACGTCGTCACTGACATTCGCACCTGGCGCGGCCTTGATTTGATGGAACTCTGCGGCGCCGTGATGGCGGAGATCAGCGCCGCGCGCTTTGACGAAAAGCCTGACCAGATCCTCGTCGACGCCATCGGCCTCGGCAGCGGCGTCGTCGATCGCCTGCGCGAACTGGGCGCGCCCGCCCGCGGCATCAATGTCGCCGAGAGCACCGCGATGAAGCCAGAGGCGATGCGCCTGCGCGACGAACTCTGGATGCTGTGCCGTGAGTGGCTTGAGGAGAAGGACTGCCGGCTGCCTGCCGACGAAAAGCTGAAGGCTGAGCTGTCGACGCCGCGCTACTCGTTCACCAGCAGTGGCAAGATCAAGATCGAGAGCAAGGATGAGATGCGCAAGCGCGGCCTTGGCTCGCCCGATATTGCCGACGCGCTGTGCCTGACCTTCGCTGCGTCTTCTGGCGGCGTCGGGTCGATCAAGGCGATGCGCTGGAACAAGCCGCTCACGATCGACACCAGCTGGGTCGTCTGATGGCAAAGCAATCCACCATCGGCGCGATCAAGCCGTTCAAGTCGCGCATCCGCCGGCCCGGCCGACACGCCAAGCGCGTCAAGCGCGTCAAGCCGTTCATGATCTCGAGGTTCGCAAATGATCGAAGCAAAGATTCGCCGCGCAGCCCGCGCGCGCGGACTGACGGGCAAGCGGTTTGACCGTTACGTCGCCGACACAATGGACAGCATCAGCGCTCTGGGCGCACCGAAGCCGGCACCCAAAGCGCCGGCAAAACCGAAAGGCAAGCAGGCATGAAGGGCTACGGCAAGAAGGGCGGCAAGAAGCCGGCCAAAGAGAAGACGGGCAAGTACGCGAAGCCGTGCTGACGGCTGACGCTGGGGCAAGCTGATGGACGACATCGAATTTCAGTCGATCGTATCGGGCGAGATCGAGCAGGCGATCAACTTCCACGACGCCGAGTTCACCGCCGATCGCATCCGGCTGATGGACTATTACCTGGGCGAGCCGTTCGGCAACGAACAGGAAGGCCGCTCTCAGGTAATCGCCACCGAGGTCGCCGACACGATCGAGCAGATCATGCCGTCGCTCATGCGCATTTTCGCGTCGAGCGACGAGACCGTCAGCTTCGTCCCCCGCGGCCCCGAGGATGTGCAGGCAGCGCAGCAGGCAACGGATTACTGCAACTTCGTTTTCAACGACGATAACGAAGGCTTCCTCGTCCTCCATAACTGGATGAAGGACGCGCTGCTCCAGAAACTCGGCGTCGTTAAGACCAGCTGGCGCGAGCAGGCCGAAGTCGACGAGGAAATCTACGAGGGGCTGAGCGAGGCCGAGCTTAACGTCCTGCTTGCCGACCCTGATGTCGAAATCATCGAGCGCGACGAGGTCGGCTACAAAGAGGACGACGAAGAGGCCGACGAGGTCGAGTTCCAGGCTGTCACCTACGATGTGCGCGTGCGTCGCACGACCATGCACGGCCGCGTCGTTGTCGAGAACGTCCCGCCTGAAGAATTTCTCATTGCCAAGCGCGTCAAGACGCTGAAGGACGCGCCGTTCGTCGCGCATCGCACGACGATGACAGTCAGCGACCTCGTCGCCCTCGGCTACGACGAGGATGACGTCATTGAGAACGCCGGCCTCAATGCCGTTGACCAGCGGCAGGAGGTGCAGGTGCGCTTCCAGGACGTCGAGAGCACGGCGTCAGTCGATCGCGCCGACCCGGCAATGCGCGGCGTCATGGTCACCGAGGTCTACATCCGCGCCGACTATGACGACGACGGCATCGCGGAACTGCGCCGCGTCGTCTGCGTCGGCGAAGGCAACGAGATCCTTGAGAACGAAATCTGCGACGCCATGCCGTTCGCGTGCCTGTCGCCGATCCTCATGCCGCACCGTCTGATCGGTCGCTCGGTCGCTGAGCTGGTCGAAGACCTCCAGGTCATCAAGTCGACCCTGATGCGGCAGTATCTCGACAATTTGTACGCCACGAACAACTCGCGCGTCGTCGCGGTCGAAGGGCAAGTAAACCTAGATGACCTGCTGACCAACCGACCTGGCGGCGTCGTGCGCGCTCGCGCGCCTGGCATGGTGCAGCCGCTGCAGCCGGCCTCAATCGGCAGCACGACGTTCCCGATGCTGGAGTACCTCGACCAGGTGCGCGAGCAGCGCACCGGCTTGAGCCGCGCGAGCATGGGCCTGGACGCCGACGCGCTTCAGTCGACGACCGCCACCGCGGTGCAAGCGACGGTCAACGCCGCGACCGGCAAGATCGAGATGATCGCCCGCGTGTTCGCGGAGACCGGCATCAAGCAGCTGTTTAGGAACATCCTGCACCTGGTCACCAAACACCAAAACAAGCCGCGCATCATCCGCCTGCGCAATCAGTTCGTGCCGATGGACCCGCGCGCCTGGATCAACGGGTTCGATATGAGCGTGAACGTCGGCCTCGGCACCGGTCAGAAGGACGAGAAGCTGCAGGCGCTGGCGATGATCGCCGGCAAGCAAGAGCAGATCCTCCTGCAGCTCGGCCCGCAGAACCCGCTGGTCACCATCAAGCAGTATCGCGACACCCTGGCGAAGATGGCGCAGCTGGCCGGCTACCGCGACGCCAGCGAGTTCTTCTTAGACCCGGCGATGCAGCCGCCGATGGAGCAGCAACAGCAGCCGGCGCCTGACCCAAACATGATGAAGGCGCAGGCCGAGATCGAGTTGAAGCGCGCGAAGATGGAGGCCGACCTCCAGCTCGAGCGCGAGAAGATGCAGGCCGAGTTTGCGCTTCGCCGCGAGGAGCTGCAGATGGAAATGCAGCTGAAGGGTCTGCAGGTAGCGACGCAGCCTAACGTCGCGCCCAACATTAGGAGCGTGGTCTGATGAGCGACGGCGGATCGGACAGCAGCGACGGCATCGGCATCGACGACGCGCTTGACACTTACGGCGGCAACCTCGGCGACCCTATGGGCGCCGAGGCTAACGCAAGCGCAGGTGACGTCCACGAGAGCACCGGGCCGAGCTACGCCGAGATCAACCGGATGACTAACGCCGTCGAGGCGATGGCCCCGTACACGGACCCGAAGGACCAGCAGGCTTTGGCCGCCTACAACGCGGCGTTCAACAACGCGCTGAACCCAGGTTTCTTCGATCTGTCGCTCTTTGAGAACCCGATCACAAAAAGTAACTACACCATCGGCGACGCTTTGCTTGGCGGCCTTGGCTTCGTCAATCCAGCCTTGGGCCTTGTCAGCTTAGCCGGCAGGGGAATGAGCGCGCTGGGCGCCGTCCCTTCGACCGACAACACGCCAGGGTCGCCTGGCTATGACGACACAATGAGTGGCGACGGCGCCCCGCTGCCGGTGCGGCAAGTTGCAGCGCCGGTGCAGGCGGCATTGCCCGCCGCCACACCGCCGGTAGTAAACGCCGCCGGCCCGCAGGTCTATTCAACCGACCTCGCCGACGCCTACTACCGGCCGGCCACGCTCAATTACGCGCCAGCAAACGCGCCAGCGAACTACGGCCTGCTCTACGCGCCGCAGGAACTGGCGTTCCAGCGTAGCTACGCGCTGCGCCCCGACTACTACAGCGGCCAACTTGACCTGGCCGGCTACCGGCCGCTGACCGGGCTGATCGTTTGAACGACGGCAAGCTCCGCAAGGAGATGGAGCGCGGCTCGCGCGCTGCCGCTCTCCTGCGCGACCCGCTGTTGGTCGAGACCTTCGATCGGCTGCGCACCGAATACATCGACGCCTGGCGATCGACCGCACCCGATGCGGCCGCCGAGCGCGAGAACCTTTTCCTGCAGTTGCGAGCGCTTGAGAGCGTCAAGCAGCAGCTGGAGAGCGTCGCCACCACTGGCGACTTAGCACGCCGCGAGCTTAATCGCGGCAACTAAGGACAAGCGCTCCAGGGAATAGCTACGGCCTCCCGCTTGCGCCCCTTATCACCACTGAGGACGATATGACCGACGTGACGGCGGCCGAAAGCCGGCCGCTATCGACGGCTGACGCCGTCAACCTGCTGCTCCAACAGGACGCCGCCCCGGCACAACCTGACGAAGCGCCGCAGGAAACAGACATCGAAACCGAGGTAACCGACGACGCCGATGAGGCAGTCGAACTCGAGCTAGATGCCGAGCAGTCCGACGACGTTGAGGTCGACGACAGCGAAGACGACGAGACACCGACCGAGGTTGTGTACACCGTGAAGGTGGACGGCCAGGAAGTCGAGGTCACCGAAGCCGAGCTGCTCAACGGCTATCAGCGTCAAGCGGACTACACGCGCAAGTCGCAGGCTCTCGCCCAGGCGCGCAAGGCGCACGAGGCGGAAGTCAGCGAGGCGCGACAGCTGCGCGATCAGTACGCCGCAGCCCTCCATCAAGTCGAACAGCTGTTTCAGCCGCAAGACCCCGGCGAACAATACTGGTCTCAGCTCTACGAGAGCGACCCGCTGGAATACGTCCGCACCCGCGATCAGTTTCGGTCGCGGCAGGAGGCGTTCCAGAAGGTTGTCTCTGAGCGCCAGCAACTCACCGAGAGACAGCAGGCTGATTTAGCGCAACAGCGCCAACAGCACCTTGCGCAGCAGCGCGAGGAAATGCTGCGCCGGATACCGGCGTGGCAAGACGACGCCACCTTCGAGAAAGAGCGCAGCGCGCTCAAGGCGTGGGCCAACGCCGGAGGCATTTCCGACGAGGAAATCGCCGGCGTAGCTGACGCACGGGCCGTCGAGATCATGCGCAAGGCGTATCTCTACGACCAGCTCATGAGCGATCAGTCGGTCGCAAAAAAGAAGGTGAAGGCTGCACCCCGCGTCACGCGACCGGGACAGCCAAGGGCAAAAGGCGAGAGCGCGGCAAAACGCAAGCAGGCCGCGTTGCAGAAACTTTCACGAACAGGAAAGCTCAACGACGCGGTCGATTATCTCCTCTCCTGATAAGGAACCGCAACAATGGCTACCTACACGACTTCCAGCGCCGTTGGTGAGCGCGAAGACCTCGCTAACGTCATCTACCGCATCGACCCCGACGAGACCCCCGTGTTCTCGAATGCTGAAAAACAGACGACGTCGGGAATTTTCACCGAGTGGCAAGTCCAGGAACTCGCCGCCGCCGTCGACACCAACTACGTCAACGAAGGCGCCGATTACTCTTACGTTAACCCGTCGGCAACGACGCGGCTCGGCAACTACCATCAGATCAGCGTTCAGGCCGCTTCGGTGTCGAATACCCTCGACGTCGTCGACAAGGCTGGCCGCGAGCGCGAGACCAAGTACGTTCAGGTTCTCAAAGGTCTGGAACAGCGTCGCGACATCGAGAAGGCGCTGTTTAAGAACGAAGCCCGCTCGGGTAGCGACCCGCGCAAGGCCGGCAAGCTGACCTCGTGGATCACGAACGTCAGCGTCGAGAGCGGCTCCTCGGCCGCGACCGGCGACGGCACCGACACGGCGACGATGAGCGGCACAAACGCCGCGTTGTCTCTCGCCAAGATCGACGCCGCCATGCAGGCTGCATATGTCGACGGCGGCAATCCGACGATGCTCGTCGTTTCGCCGGCCAATAAGGTTGCGTTTTCCGACCTGTCCTCGGGCAGCGCGGTGACCAACCAGCTGCACATGACTGCCGGCGCTCCGCGTGACGCCGTCATCATCGGCAGCGTGTCGATGTATCTTACGGACTTCGGCACCCTCAACGTCGTCATCGACCGTCAGGCCGCGAACACGGAGATCTTCCTGCTCGATCCTGACTTCTACAGCATCGGCCATCTGCCTGGCCGCATGATGTCGGTGAGCGACGTTGCTCCGACTGGCGATGCGACCAAGTTCGCGATCGTCTCGGAGTGGACGCTGCTTATGAAGGCGCCTAAAGCGCACGCTGCCGTCTACGACCTGAACACCTGATCGTAGAGTATAGACTGACCCGGAAAGGGGGCGCGCAAGCGCCCCCTTTTCTTTTGCCCGGAGATCACATGAACGGTCACTTTCGCATCGTCGAGCGTGCCGATCAGCCGGGCACATTTTTCGTTGAGATCAACTTCGGCCCCTTCGCGTCCGCAGAGGATGCGCACGAAGAAATGACTGACCTGTTCTTCGCGATCGGCGAGCAGCTGATCCTGCAGCACGAGAGCATTCATTGATGAAACGACTACTCAGCGCTGACCCGGTCGCGCGCAAGAACACATGGTTCCACGCCGCCGGCGACGACGTCACGATCGTCACCGAGCAGATCGTCGACCCGATCGTCGAGCAAAACAAGTCGCTCGCGAACGACTGGAAGTACGGCAACCTGCTGGGCAACACACAGAACCACCAGGTCAAGGTCGCCGAGATACCAGCGACGGTCTACTACGACCTCGTCAAGCGATTGGGCGAGCCGCGCCACGATAATATCAGAGCGTGGAAACGGTGGCTGAACGATCCTGACAACCGCGCCTGGCGCACGACCGGCGGGCATGTCTGATGGCGATCAGCACCTACAGCGAGCTGCAGGCCGCGGTCGCCAATTGGCTCGGCCGCGATGACCTGACATCGCGCATCCCTGAGTTCATTGACCTCGCCGAGGCGCGCCTGTCGCGCGAACTGGAAACGCGCGAGCAGGAGAAGCGAGCGACGGCGTCAACTGTCGGCAGCGATCAGTACATCGCGCTGCCGACTGACCTTCGCGAGATCCGCCACGTTCAGCTAAACACGACGCCGCGCACGACGCTGCGCTACGTCGCGCCAGATCAGATCGAGCGCGAGTACAGCCGCAGCGGCAAGCCGCTGGTCTACACGATTGTCGGCAAAGAGATGAAGCTGGCGCCGACGCCGGACAGCGGCGACTACACGATCGAGATCACCTACATCGCCGGCGTTGAACAGCTTAGCGACGCGAACACCAACAACTGGGTGCTTACGCGATACCCCGATGCCTACCTTTATGGCGCGCTGTCGGCCGCGTCGATCTACCTAATGGATGACCAGCGTGCGGCTGGCTTTGAAGCGCTCGCGCAGCGGGCGATCGAAGAGATCAAACTTGACGAGCAGCGCGCGCGCTACGGCAGCGCGCCGGCAATGCGTAGCGCCTACGGAGAACTGACATGAGCGCGATGA